TATGGCAACCGATTGGAACAGAGAATATCAGCGATTGATTCAGATGGGCATGGAGATTCCAGTCGCTCAAGAAACCATTCGGCAACGTAAAGAAGCCGAGGAACAAATGCAGCGGGGTCAGCAAGCTTTAAGTCAAGCGGAAGCAGCTAGACAGGCGCAAACGAGTGCCGCACAGGAAGCAGAAGACATTCGCAAACGCTTTCAAGGTTTTCAGCAAGCGCCAATTCAAAGTTTAGCCGGGACTGGTCCGGCTGAAATGCAGGATATTTTAAAACGCGCGCAGGAAGGGCTCGCAGGTTACAATGCGCCTCAACTGGCAGCGATGCAGGCTCAAATGGCAGGCGGGCAACAGGCAGCGCAGCAACAAAGAGAGCGCGCACTGCAAGGTGCTTTAGCCCGTCAAGGAATTCGGGGTGGAGCAGCAGCAGCACTGCAGGCGCAAGCTGGTCAGCAAGCAGCTCGAGAAAAAGCGACAATGGATACTGAAATGCTACTAAAGCAGGCTCAAAAACAGGAGCAAGCTTTAGGAACCTATGCATCAGCGGTTCAAGGGTCGTTACAGGCGGAACAAGCAAAACGATTCCAGGAACAGGCTTTAAACCTTGCCGCTGAACAGCAAGTAGCAGCAGCCGAAGCAGCACGACGCCAAGCCGAAGCAACGACTAGATACGGTGAGTCAATGGAACGTGCTTCTGAGAAAAAAGGCAAAATTATTTGCACCGAGCTTTACGAACAAGGGTTAATGTCGCGCGAAGTTTATCTTGCTGATCAAGAATTCGGTCAAAACCTTACCCTAAACGATCCCGAAGTAATGATTGGGTATCATGCATGGGCGCGTCCGATCACTCGAATGATGCGCAAATCAGCGATCTTTACCCGTCTTGTGTTTCATATTGCAACACCATGGGCCAAACAAATGGCCTATGAATTAGGAGTGATTGATAAACCAAATTTCATTGGATTGATTCTAATGAAATGCGGGATTCCATTTTGCCGCATGATTGGAAAGCTAGTGAGAAGAAAGGCGGTTCAACATGGCTGATGATTTTGACGTACTTGAACGGCTAAAAGCAACAGCGACTAAAAAGCCTGAAAACAACATTCAAGCCCTTTTGCAAGCAGGGGTTCAAGGTCAGGCGTTAGAGCAGGGAAAAACGCTTCTCCAGTCAGCCGAAGCAGGAGCAGTGCCAGAACCGCAAACATATAAAGGCGCTGCGCAGTTTATTAGTAAACTAGAAAAAAAAGTTCAGAAAAAACCTGAATTTGAAGAAGCCTCACCCGTTGAACGTCAAAAGCTAGTTCAGGATGAGTTACAGACGCAGAGCAAGGAATCGATGTCAAACTCCGAGCTTTTGGGGCGCATTTTGGTTGGGTTTGTCCCGACTTTGCTTGGTGCTGCCATCGGTGGAGTCAGTGGCTTAGGTGTGACTGCTGGTGGAGCTGCGGGGGCAGAAGCAGGCGTTGCGGGTCTTAAATCCATTGAAGAACTTAAAAAAGCTCAACGCGAACAGGAAGAAAAAGAACAAAAAGCCGTTTTGGAAAGGCTTAAACTTGTCAAAGAGTACAAAAAAGAAGCGCGAGAAGAAGAACTTAAACGCGGCGAACTCAAAATCAAACAAGCGGAACTTGGCCTTAAAGCTAAAGAAATTGCGCAAAAGGGTCAGCAAGCTCCTAAAGGGTTTGAAAAAGTAGTTAATCCTGAAACGGGTGAGGTTGAACTTCGTCCGACTATTCAAAAATTGCCGCCTGACAAGGTTATTGCTTTGGCGGAATTGGGCCAGGTGCCAAAATTACTGTCTGATTTACGTTCTACTGTTGAAGCTAATCGAGATTTATTCGGTCCAGTTCGCGGTCGAGTTTTTGAAAAGATTCCCACCGAACGCGGAAACACAGTAGAGGCGCAAATAAGAAATGTTAGACAAACGATCGGTAAATTAAAAGAAGGCGGCGTGTTGCGTGCAGAGGATGAGATTAAGTACGCAAAAATGCTTCCAAATTTAAGTGAATCGCCTGAAGTGGCATTAAATAAGATTGAGTTAGTCAGTCGAGAAATGAATGAAAAAGCCAATTCTACTATCGGCGCGCTTGGAAAAGCTGGTTATGATGTCAGTAGTTTCAAAACAGCAATGCAACCAGTCCCGGCATTGCCAAAAGTGATTCAACCGAAACGTACTGGCATTTCTGAAGCTGTTGCCGGTGAACAAACACGCCCACAGCGAATCATGCAAAATGGCATTGAATACACTTTAAACCCTAAAACCGGACAGTACGAGTGACGCTATGGCAAAACCCGCATTTGATCCCTCGAAACCTTTTGAAGCAGTAAAACCGCCTTTTGATCCCTCGAAGCCGTTTAGCGTCGTGGAAGAAGCCCCCGGTCCTGCGATTGAAGAGAAGGTGGAAACGGGTGTTCGATCAGCAATTGAAGGCGCTACGGGTGGATTATCTGAGCCTGTAATCGGCGGAATCAACGCCTTTGTTGGCAACCTGATTGAAGCGGGATTTGATGCAGAAAGCATCGGGGAATTTGCCAAAAAAGCGGTTAGCGCGGAAGCATTAAAGCAACAGTACTCAAAAGACATTGCGCGACGAAGAAAACTTGAGGCTGAATTACCTGAGATTGCGATTCCATCGGAGATTGGTGGAGCTGTAGCGGGTGGGTTACTTACTGGCGGTGCGACGGCTGCACCTAAAGCGGTACAGGCGGCCACGGTAATTCCTAGGCTTGCTATGGGTGCGGGTGAAGTTGCGGCTAAAATGGTCCCCACTGCCATCGGGCAAGCAGCAGCAAAAGGAGCGGTTTCGGCGGCTAGTGCCGAAGCTCTTAAAGCTGCAGCGCAAGTGCCAACAGGAGTTATGGCGCCGCAAGAAGTAGCCATCAAAGAAGCAGCACTGCTAGGTGGTGGTCTTGGGGCAGGCGTACAAACGGCAATTTCCGGCGTAAAAGTAATTCCAGGGGTAGCCAAGAAGGTTGTTAGTGCGCTTGGTGGAGTGCCAGAAGAAGGAATTACCGCTTATCTCAAAGATCCTGCAGCGGTCGTGCGCGCAAAATCACCTGAAGTCATTAAAGCATCGATTGATGAACAGGTTGGTCTCCTTAATCGTGCAATTGAAAAGGGTGACGTTGCAATTAGCGATGCTAAAAAGGCGATCAGCGAAACTGAAAAAGCATTAACGCAGGAAATTAAAGATCGTTCGCAAGAATTTGCAAAAGCAAGGTTTGATGCAAAACAATATCTTGCGGAAAAAAAACAGGAATTTAATGAAGCCGTAAAAGTAGCAGAAAAGACTACTGAAGCGGCAATGACATCCGGAAAGCAAATTCTCCGAGATGACGCAGTTAATGCAGTTGGCGCCCTTAAAGATCAAGTCATTGAAGGCTCAAAACAAAGCTATAAAATCCTTGAAAGATCAGGACGCCAAATTGACGCCTCGATCCCGTTGCAGATTGCTAAACAGCAATTAGATGCATTAAAAGTTCAAGGAAAGGCGCCTGTCACTGGCGCGGCTGCAGCAGCATATAAGCAGATTCAACAATACGTTGACGATTTAAGTCGGTTTAAAAAACCATTAAATGCGACTGAAGCAAAAAAGAAAATTCAGCAGCTTGATAATGATGCACGATTCTTGATGGATCAAGGCGAGTTTGGCACCGATCTAAACAACGCGTTGATTGCGATTCGTCGCGGTTTCGATCAGCAGTTAAAAGACATTCCAGAGTATGCTGAGATCATGGCGCGGGTATCAGATGATACGGCGTTACTCGGCCAGGCAAATAAGCTTTTTGGCAATGTTGAAAGAGCACAGTCAAAAATTGCCCGGATTGAGAATCCCGAACAGGATTTATCAAGACAAGTTTTGTTTCAATTGGGGCAAAAAACGCAAAGAAACTTTGAGAATCAAGTTGAGCTTTTAAAGGGCTCAGAAGCGCGTCTTGCTCCAGGAGTAATTCCAGAACAAATGCGAGTTAGTCCTCTTGGGATGGAATTAACCAAGGCAGAAACCGCCTTGGAAACAATGCAACGCCCTGGACGGTTAGAAGAGATCCTAGCGCCTATCAAAGCTGAAAGCCCTCAAGCTTTGGCAGCGAGGCAAGCTCAAGAGCAAATGGTGCGAGCGCAAAACATTGCAGCAGCAGCGGAAAAAAACTTAAAGGATTTAGGACCATTTGCCCGCCCTGCCTCAAATATTAATGCCATCAAAACGGCATTAAGTGGCAGAAATCCTGAATATACTCGCTATCTTGAAAATCTGACTAAACTGTCGGGCGAAGACTTCGTGAAAGCGATTGATGATTTAAAAATTGCGGAACAATTTGGGAAATCGTTTCAAATTGGATCTAGGAACGTCAATCTTTGGGCGCTTGGTGCGGGTGGGGCGATGTACGGCATCACAGGTGATCCAACCGTTTCGCTCGCCGTTGCAGGGCTTGGCGGTGGATTCGGTTCGATGGTTGACCGATTTGGTCCTAAAATGACGCAAAAAGTTCTCGATGCTTATTTAAAAATTGAAGGTTTGCCGACAGTTCAAAAGATCAATAAAGCGTTTGCAGGCCTTCCTGTTGAAGTAGTGAATCAGATTAAAAATGATTTTATTCGTACAGTTCCGATTGCAACAGGGGAACAGGTGGAAATCGCCCCCGAACAAGCAGCGTCTTTATTGCGCGACATTAAAACGAGTGATCTTTCAACCATTAAAAAGGCGGAAATGATTAAGGAAATGAGCGCCAACGGCTCATTAAATAGTAACGATGTCGCAGCCGTGATGATTGGAAAGCGTGCAAAACCAACGCGTGTTATGGTGCCAGAGAAGAAGGCTGATCTAAACATGGATAAGCCGGACGTTTTAAGAAACCTTGCAAAACCAAGACAGTAACCTCAGACTGATTGTGTGGTACACGTAACGCTCACACGCGCAATCATGGCTCTACCGTGGGATGAAATCGAAGACGCATCGGATGCGTCGGGTATCCCCGAAAATGTCATTGCGGCAATCGCACTCACTGAGAGCGCGGGTGATCGTTATGCGTGCCGATTTGAAAAAGATTATAAATGGTTATTTGAGGTAAAAAAGTCAGCAGCCCAAGCACGCATTACAGAAACGACAGAAATGATGCTTCAAATGTCGTCTTGGGGTTACATGCAATTGATGGGTGCGGTCGCGCGAGAATTCGGACTAAATGGCTCAATTTTACAGCTTTTAGACCCTGCCATAAATTTTAAATACGCTTGTTTACTTTTAAAACGATTGGCTAAAAAATATAAGGACAAGGCTGATATTTTTGCCGCGTACAATGCAGGCAGTGCGATCAAGACGATTCAAGGCAAGTACAAGAATCAAGACTACGTGGAAAAAGTCTTAGACAATTTAGCCGCAATTGAAGCGGTAAGGGGGGGATAATGGAAAAGCTAGTAGAGATTGTGAAGTGGTGTATTGCTCATGGGCCGGATGTCATTTCTGCTTTGGTCGCAGTACTAAGCGGAATCATGGGGATTGCTCTTTTGATTCCTGGTGAGCAACCGGAAAAAGCGTTGCAAGGCGCAATTGAGTGGTTGAGCAAGTTTTCGCGTAAACCAAAACTACCACCTCAAGAATAATTAAAGATGGCTTTCTTCACGGGTCTTTTATCCTTATTGAAAGCGATTCCCGCCCTGGTCAGCCTCATGACCGAGATCGCAGCTTGGATGAAATCTAATTTCGGTGATGATCCAGCCACCTTCCTTCTGGATGCATCCGAAACATTCAAGAAGGCCCGTGAAGCCAAAACCCCACAGGAGCGAAAAGATGCAGCGGTTCAAATATCTCAGCTTATTCGCCGTTTGTAGTTTGTTACTCTCCTGCAGGGGTGCTGGGCCAGCAGTGACAATTTGTTTGATCGATTCTGACCTGCAGGAATTGCAATGCGGTAGGCCCGATGGTTCATCTTTTGTCCTTCCGTTAGACCAGGCGAATAATTACGCGTGTCTGTCAAATAATGATTTTCAAACGTTAGTCACTTACATCAAAGAGAAATGTTCGCGATGATTAATGATGAAATCATCAAAAGTTTAGGGCCGTGGCTGGGTGGAATTTCTGCGATGATTGCAGGCGCAATGGCACTAGTGAGTTGGAGTTATGAAACCTTCGAAACTAAAGAAATCGCTCGCGAGCGCCAAACTGAAATTGCACGGAGACTTGAACGAATTGAAAACAAAATTGATGCTATCAGAACGCGAAATTGAACAGCAGATTCTCGGTTGGCTTAATCTGCAAAAGGGATGTAAAGCGTGGAAAAATAAATCCATGGGCGTTTACGATCCAACTAAGGGCGTTTATCGAAAAGACCGAAGCAAGTTTAGCGAAAAAGGATCATCCGATATTTTAGGAATTTGGAATCAAAAGATGCTTTGCATTGAGGTAAAGAGTGCAAAGGGGCGAGTCAGTCCAGAGCAACAACAATTTTTGCAGCAAATGGCGAACCTAGGCGCGATCTGCATGGTGGCTAGATCCCTTCAAGATGTTGTGATCGTTTTTGATACTTTGAGCGGCAAGGACCGCAACGATCAATCAGCCCTCTGTTAACGAGAAACTGTTTTCCGCACGATTTACAAGTTGATCGGCGACAGTCCATGCATTTGTTGTGAGAATTATTTACTTTTTTTCCACACCCGCCTTCGCAAAGACTGAAGTTATTAACAAACGGAACAGGGTCTCTCACTTCTGGCTTTTTCGGTTGTTTTTCCATTTCCTGATCGATTCCCGTTTTGTGGCTAGAGCGATGGCGATGGCTTGCTTTTGCGGTCTGCCAGCGGTGATTAACTCGCTGATGTTTTTGCTGACGGTTTTTTGAGAAACTCCCTTTTTTAATGGCATAGCCCCCCCTCTAAGCTTCAATCATTCGTTTCAAGCGCTCGGTTTTTTCAACAATCCGTTGATCGATTCGATCTGTTCCGAAAACCTCGCGCAATTGCGCAAGCATAATGTAACAATCGGCAATCTCATCAATGCATTCGATTATATTATCGGGACATCGTTTGAAACGTGCAAGTTCAACTGACAATTCACCAAGCTCTTCAATAGCTTTTAGAATTTGGTGTCCTTCACCGAAATGAAAAAGCGCTTGTTTGAATATTGTCATTTAGTGCCCCTGATAAAGACAAACAAAAGGACTGCCCCTACAACCCAAATAAAACCCAAGGCCATTAACTAAGTGAGTCCGTTAGTTTTGGGTTTTGGTCACCGAGCTTATGGTTGGGTTTACAGAATTCTCGGTCCGGATGGTAAACAAGCGATAACGCATCAGTAAACGGCATAATGATTGTGTCACCGGGAAACGCCGAATCCATCGCGGCGGCTTTAATTCGGTGCCCTAGTTCAATCAGTCTGTCTGGATCAATTTCGATCAGACGTTGCACAATAGGTGCGTGATCGGTTTTTAGCTTTTCCATTGTTCCCCCTTAAAAACATTCAGTTATTGGCTCCGGGGGGCGGACTCGAACCACCAACACTTCGGGAAACAGCCGAACGTTCTACCGTTGAACTACCCCGGAATTCTTTATTTTTAGTCGCTGTAAAAGTACCTAGCCGTCTCAGCAATAACTCGTTCCATGTCCGCGCGATCTTGCGCTTCAAGCTTTGCGACATAACGATCGGTCGCGCTCGGATAGCCTGTGATCGGATCATAGACGCTGGCACTAGGAGGGGCAACGTGTCCAATGCGCGCCCCCCCTAGCAATTGAGCGACTATCCGATTCGCCCAAAAATGCCGCCAAGCGTATGAAACTAGCGGCCCATTGGCTACGACCTTACATGCTCTACAGCGGAGCAAAATGGGATCATAGCCAATAGAACCGCACTTGGGACACTTACTTATCATTTCCCTGCCTTTTTGTTATCTCAGCGCGAACCTTCCAATAAGTTTCTTGAGTGTCTTGCGGAAGGTTGACTAGAGCGGTCTTTTGCTCGCGGCAATGATTATCGACGGAATCGACTAGGCTGCGAAGCTCATCCGTGGTCAATGAGCCAATGGTGCGCCCTTTAAATGGTCCCTTAACTAGTTGATAATCATTCGATGAATGTTGAACGCGCTCAGATGCGCCTTCGCCATCATCGTCTGTCGTGACTAGCGAAAGAATAGCCTGTAGCGCATAGCGCCGAAAATAAGTAATTGCGGAACCGTAGCCCTGCGGGTCCTTTTTCGCAGCGATGACGGGAATTTCGGAGATCAACTGTTGCCCGGACGTGTGAATGAGTCGGGTCACTAGAATGGGAAGCTCACCATCACAGCGAAACGTTTGGCTAATACCTAGCCCATGTTCGGCGAGTACCTGACTGACTGACTCCCATACTGATTCGAGGTCAGCATATCGGGACTTATGAAACGGGTTTACCGCGCTCTTAACGGCGGGCTTCATGCGAGATTGAGCGGCGATAAGCGCTAGCGCCAATTTGTCTATTTGCTCCATTTGAATTTAGCCTTTCTTACTTCTTCGCAAAACTGAGCGATCAAGGCGCGAACGGTTCGCGAGACGTTTTTATCGTAGGTTTTCAAAGCCGAGTATTCCGCCTCAGTAAGGCGAAACGAGATCATCCGGTCTTTGGTTGCGGCACGGGGAAACTTCTCAATGTCGATTTGCACTTTCAAAACGGGATATCCTCGTCAGTCCAGGTAACAGCGGGTACTACAGCCTCTACAACGTGAGTTTTGACAGGGTCAGGCTTCGGGCGAGGGGGGGACTCAATAAACGCCTTAGTCAGCCAGCCACGGTCACTAGACGCCCAAATGAAACGCGGGCCTTTCTCCGTATTGCTGTAATCGAATGCAGCAAAGAGGGTGATTGAGTCGAGGTTCTTCTCAAGACAGTTCTTCTGTTTCTCACTCACCCAAAACCGCTTAGAATCGGCGGCGTGATCGAGCGCAAGCATGGCAACGTAACGCCCTTCAAATTTACTTCGATCAAGACCATCCACACGGATGCGATGAACTTTATTCTGTGACATGACGGTTTGTTAAATTAATTGTCGGACAGTGTAAAGCAAAAAAAGAGGGATAGGCCCCAATTCCTACCCCTCCCATGGCATCTCTGCAAAGACGACGCTAAAAGCGCTTATTCATCTTTGCAATGCTCTTTATACGGGCTCTCATCTTTTTTGCCCGTTTGCCCCTTAGCATCGAGGGGAGCAGACTTGCGCGGAGCAACCGAAGCGACCTTTTCGCTGTACGCGGATGCGTCCTTTTGATTGCCCTTTTTCAGACTTGGTTCTTTAATTTTGTATTCCATATATGGCTCCATTTCTCCGTCGTCACGGTAACTTCAGTTTTACATTGATCGGAAAATATGGAAATAAAAAACCCGAAGAATGCGGGAACATTACTTCGGGCAAGAAAGAAATCGCAATGATTTGTACTCAAGATTCTTGATGCCTGAAGCGATGTTCCCCGTCAAACAAAAAAGGGGAAAACTATGCCGAGAATCAATATTGAAGACAAATGGTGGAGCGATCCAAGACGAACACTTTTAGGTGAAAAGCTAGGGTCAGCAGCTTATGCAACGGGCGTTTTTTTTGAAGCCGTACGCGTTGCACAACAATACTACCGCGACAAAAAATTAGTCCCAAAAACCATTTTTGACTGTCTAAAAGATGCCGACAAACTGCTTGAAGTTGGGTTGGCAAAAGTGACTGAAGAAGGGGTGTATTTGTCTGGCGCCGAAGACCATCTTGGTTGGTTATCTGCTCGAATTGAAGCGGGGCGCAAAGGTGGAGTAAAGGCGTCTGAGAGTCTTATAAGAGACGAATCTGGTCAATTTAAAGAGAGACAAAAAGAGTCAGATACCATCCAAGCAAACGCCAAGCAAACACCAAGCAAAACGAAGCAAACCCAACCCTCTTACTCTTACTCTAACTCTAGCTCTTACTCTCCCTCTCACTCTCGCTCAAAAAAACAAGAAACGTTTGCTAACGCAAACGACACGAATCCCGATTCGGTCCAACCGAATTTGTCGGGTAAGTTCATCGCCGCATACGTGGCAGCTTACGCAAAACGTTACGGGCAGGGAACGCGACCATTCCTCGATGGCAAGACGCTCGGAGGAATCAAACGCTACCTAGCGTCGGTGGCAATCGAGCGGGCATGTGAACTGATCTCGGCCTATTGCCAGATGAACGATTCTTGGTTTCTGACCAAAGCCCACGATTTTGAAACCTTCGCTCAGAATCAAAACAAGATCGCACTAGCGCTCGACACTGGCCGCATGACGACAAGCCAGGAAGCAAAAGGCGAGGAAAGACTTGACTACCTGCAGCAACAGTTGATAAGGCTTCAAAATGGACTCCAAAGCTAGTACGGGTTGGATACAGCAGCAGTTAATTTATCTATGCGCTTATTACCAGACGCAGTTTCCTGATCGCGTACTGGCTATGTACGCCGAGGATCTCGCAGATTTACCGCAAGGCGCGTTGCTTCAGGCGTTTCAAGATATTCGCCGAGATCCGAAAGTGACGCGTTTCCCCTTGCCAGCCATGATTCGCGCAAGAGTTGCGCCGAGTGAAAATCTCGACGACCGGGCAGCCGAGATTGCCTCGCGCATTCCAGAGGCGCTTTCGCGATTCGGATGGAACAATCCAAAAAAAGCGCGTGAGTTCGTCGGGGAGATCGCGTGGGAGATCATCGCTCGAGAAGGCGGGTGGCAACGAGTCTGCGAAATGGTGCAAGATGAAACCGTTTCGGTTTACAAGGCGCAGTGGAGAGGACTGGCGCGAGCGCTGCTCAATCGCAGGCCAGGCAGCAAGGAAACTGAATTGATTGATCATGTTTCGGCACAACTAACGCACAATTGACTTATAACGCATTTTTACCCCGACCCCTGCCTTACCCCTTAAGTACATGGCAAAAACGCAACCACGGGCAAGCTAGTGGCCTTAGAGACGATCTAAACGGGTGTCCAAAGATTAGACAGCGACAAAAAGACGATTTGACAGTGTGCTTGAGAAAATTAACGAAAGATTAGTTTTGTATTGCAAGCTGTAAATTAAAGAGATAGAGTCCAGCCATGTCGTCTTTGTTTACAGCAAAAGGTCCAGAAGTCTGCGCACGCGAGATCGACGCAGCCAGCGAATTTGTTGAACGCGTGTTTAAAGCTCCAATGAATCTAGCAAAGCTCCAAGATCAATTAGAGAGATTGATTGAGGATAAAGTCACTGACTACTATCATCAGCGGTTTAAAGATTGGTCAGTGGCGGATTTATTGCAATTGCAACAAGCAATTCAAGCAAGGCTTGCGAATGAAGAAAGAGCTAAAAGACGCGGGCGAGCTAGAGCAGAACAAAGTAGCCAGGAGTTGACCAATGATTGTACATTGCCCGCATGATGCGCTGGTCAACGTCAAAGAATTGAAGCCAAACCCTTTAAATCGTAACAGTCATCCAAAGGATCAAATTGAACGGCTTGCTAAAATCTTAGAGTTTCAAGGCTGGCGTTATCCGATTAAGGTGAGTAAACGCTCGGGATTTATTACCTCAGGGCATGGTCGGCTTGAGGCTGCAAAGCTTCTCAAGTGGAAAGAGGTCCCGGTCAGTTTTCAAGACTATGACAGCGAGGAACAAGAGTACGCTGACACGATCTCTGACAATTCCATTGCGTCATGGTCAGAGCTAGACCTGTCCGGAGTTAATGCAGACCTGACAGACCTTGGCCCTGACTTCGATATTGACCTGCTTGGAATTAAAGACTTCGTACTTGAGCCGATTGAAAAGCTTGAGCCTCAGTGCGACGAGGACGAGGTACCAGACGCGCTCCCAGAGCCAAAGGTAGTCAAGGGCGAGGTCTATATCCTTGGGAACCATAGGCTCATGTGCGGGGACTCGACTGCGATCACCGATGTTGAGCGGCTGATGGATGGGAAGAAAGCCGATATGGTTTTCACTGATCCGCCATATGGCGTGGACTACGAGGGGATTAACAACGACTCGCGCGATGGGCTTTCCGATCTGCTTTCGGCGGTTTTCGACCATTACTTGCTTTCGATAAAAAATGGTGCGCCCATTTACTGCTTTCATTCAGACCGCTGCGCAGACCTGTTTCATCAGGAGTTCCGAAAACGCTTCCATTTCTCAAGCATGGTTATCTGGGTAAAGCCCCAACTCGTCTTAAGCCAGACCGATTACCAGTCCCGCCATGAGCCTTGTATTTACGGATGGAAGGAAGGCGCTGCGCATGCTTGGCATTCGGATCGGAAGCAAACCTCGGTCTGGGAGTTTGGTCGCGAAAGCGTGAGCGGTCATACGACTCCGAAGCCAGTGGACATGGTAGCACATGCAATCGGAAACTCCTCAAAGATTAAAGGGCTTGTGCTCGATCTTTTCGGCGGCTCAGGGTCAACGCTAATCGCTTGTGAAAAAACTGACCGTCATTGCTTCATGATGGAGCTAGACCCTCACTACTGCGGCGTTATTCTCGACCGCTGGCAGAAGTTCACGGGCAAGAAAGCACACCGCGAAGACGGCGTGGCATGGGACGATATTAAAGCAGGGGTAGATAATGGCGCGGCCTAAGCTCAATATCGACCCAAAACTCGTTCAAGACCTTGCCTCAATCGGCTGCAAGACAAGTGAGATCGCTATTGTCGTAGGCTGTTCGGTCGACACTCTTGATGGCCGTTTTTCGGAGGAACTCGCAAAAGGCCGAGAAAACCTGAAAATCTCACTCAGGCGTTGGCAATTAGAAGCAGCGAAAAAGGGTAATACTTCTATGCTAATCTGGCTAGGTAAGCAGCTTCTTCAACAGACTGACAAGATCGAGCAGGTGCAAGAGATCACGGTCAGAGAGACGCTTACACCAAAACAGGTGCAAGAGATTATTGAGGCCGACCCCTTTTTGCTCAAGAGTAAAACTGAGACTAAATGATTTACAACCCGCACCCTGAAGTCGAGCGCGTCGCAAGAGGCGTAAAAGCCCTTCATGAGATGTGGACTCCTCACTCAGCGCAAATTGAGATCGGGCGCGCTCTCATTGGTGAGCATGTCAAAGACGTATTTGCTCAGTGTGGTCGAAATTTGGGAAAATCAGAGTTGACGGCCTACCTCATGTGGCGATGGGCGTGGACTTATCCGGGCTCTGAGAACTACTATTTTTCCCCGTTCATGAAGCAGTCCCGTGAGATCATGTGGGCATCTAGGCGGATGCAGAGCCTTGGACCTGAAGACTGGATCGACAAGATCAATGACCAAGAGATGCGGATTACTTTCAAGAATGGCTCATGGCTAAAACTTGACGGGTCAGACAACGTGGAAGCCTACCGGGGTGTTAAGCCTAGAGGCTTGACTGTATTCGATGAGTTCAAAGATTTTCGTCCAGAGTTTTTCGATGCTTACGATCCTAACCGAGCCGCGCACGACACCCCTCTTTTTATCATTGGCACGCCTCCAGAGTTCGAAGGCCAGTTCACAGAGATTGCAGCGTCATGGGCTAACGATAAGACCAAGCGGTTCTTTAAGTTTCCAAGCCATGAAAACCCACATATCTCGCGCAAATGGTTAGCAGACAAAAAGACTGAGCTTTATGCCCGTGGCGAGGGTGACAAGTGGGAACGCGAATACATGGCCGAGTTCGTTCGGGGGGGCTCAAAGCGTATTTTCCCGATGTTGAGAAATGAGATGGTAAAACCTCACGCCGAACTGATGCGAAAAATTGCACGGGATAGAAGACGGCTAGAGTGGTTTTTATGGGCTGACCCGGCTGGTGCGTCAACCTTTGCCGTGCTGCTTGCAGCAATTAACCCTTACACGCGAGATATCTACTTCCTTGATGAAATCTACGAACAGCGCCAAGAGGAGATGACAGTCGATAAAATTGGATCTCGGTGCATCTCAATGAGCCGTCAACTGTTTGACGGGGAATGGCGCTATGGTTATGACGAAGCAGAAAAATGGTTCGCCAATGAAATGTTGGAGCGCTTTAGCCTTTCGTTTGAACCAACACAAAAATCAAAGAACGACAAGACAACTGGGTTATCGTTGTTGAAAGACGCAATGCTGCAAGACAAAGTGTTTATCTCTGAACGGTGTCACAAGTTCTTTTGGGAGTTAGATAATTATCGCAAAGACGATGAAGGACGCATTGTTAAACGCGATGACCATTTGATCGACTGCGCGCGTTATATTTTGGGTGCGGCATATTATTCGCTTAATGAATCGATGCCTGTTGTGCGTGAGCAAGACCCGATGTTTCGAGGTGCAAGAATTGAAGACGATTTTCCAGGTTATACTGAAACAGGTGAAAAGATTGACGATTGGGAGAATAGCTTATGGTAATGTTAATCGGGGCGGTTATTAGTCTTGGTATTGTGCAAATAGTTTGCGTGCTTGGATTGTTTTGGGGATTGGTTGAACTTCGCGCTATGCAAAAGTCGACTCACTCCATACAATATGTTCCAGCAGACCAAGGTTTCGAGCGCGTCACTGATTCAGTGAAAGAAGCCTTGAGCAAAGACTTATTCGACAACGTGCAATAGGGGAGCAGCATGGATCAGTTCTACAGCTTCGATGATATGGATAGTCAGCAGTACAATAAGCCTGCGCGTCCGCTCTACGAACTTGATCTTGATGATCCCAAAAACGATGAAAACATTCTGCAGTGGTTGAAAGGTGAAAGAGACTATCTAGCAGAAGACGCTCGCGACCGTGTTCGAGTGATGCGTCGTAATTTAGCACTTTATAAAGGCATTCAGTATCAGGAATTAGAGACTCGAATCGATGCACGCGATAGGGCCGCCGACAGATCGCAATTCCTACGAAAGATTGTAGCAAACCATTTGTACGATCTGACAAAAAACCGAGCGTCAAGGTTAGTGAAGTTCCGGCCAGCGGTTGCAATCCTTCCAACGAATGACGAACTAGAAGACAAGTTAGCAGCCAAATCTTGCAAGATGTTACTCGACCATATCTGGTACGAGAACGATTTTGAGGGCGTGCTTCAAACGCAGTTAGCGACCTATGCTCAAATCATGGGTGAAGTCTATCTTTTCATCACGTGGAATGAAGCCCTCGGTGATTTATCGCCTGCTTATGTTGAAGCTAAAAAAACCGTGAAAGATGGCAAGATTCCTTTGCTTGATCAGAATGGTCAGCAGGTGCAAGACCCAAACGGTAATCCAATCTTTATCGATAAGCCTGTACGCATTGGTGATGTTGATTATCAAATCACTTTAGCGACTGATGTCTTGCTTCAGAAGAAAAAGAAATGGGAAGAGGTTGATTATTGTTTCACGATTGAAACCATTTCAACCGACGCATTGCGTGCGCGCTATCCAGAAAAAGCTGCAAAGATTAAAGATCAAGACGCTCAAATCTACGATTACGAAAAGATGCAGCTTGTTTCGACGCGCAGAGAATGCCTGCTCTACACCTTTTGGCACAGACGAACTGAGCAAATGGATAAGGGACGAAAACTCGTTTTTACAAATGAAGTCCTTTTAGAAAACACTGAGTTTCCATTCTCTCATCGCGAGCTTCCATGCGTTCGATTCACTGACATGGATTTACCCGGTGAACTGCACGGGATGAGCTTCTATGAGCAGATCAAAGGGCTCACGGGTACTTATAACAACATCACTAACATGCTGATTCGCAATATCGTCATGGTCAGCCATCCAAAATGGATGGTGCCAGCCGGATCAGTCGCGCTTGATAGGTTAGGCAATGACATCACAATCGTTCAATATAAAGGGCCCCAAGCTCCTGTTTTGGCGTCTTCTCAGAGTGTTCCTAGTGATGTGTTTGCTTTTCGAGATAAGCTCAAAGAAGAGTTCCAACAAATCTCAGGTGTCTTTGGAGTTTCGCGAGGCGAACCACCGCCCGGAATTAAAGCAGGCGTTGCCCTTCAATTCCTCTCTGAACAGGAATCAGAGCGCTATAACGAACTCGTTTTAAAATGGAACGAAGTTATTAGACAAACCGCTGCAATGACAATTGCCGTTGCTGGTGATTATTACGATAAATCGGATGAGCGAATGATTCGGATTCTTGGAAAGAATAACGAATACATGACGGAGTTTTTCAAAGTTTCGGCTTTGGAAAAAGATTATGACATTCGCGTTCAAAATAGTTCGGCGTTGCCTAAGTCTGTAGCAGCGAGAACGCAAACCTTGCTTGATTTGTCTGAACGTTTTCCTGACCAGTTTACTGGTGAGCAGGTGATCGAAATGCTCGATCTTGCTCAAAGCGATAAGTTTACAGACGCGGCGACCGTTGCGGTAAGAACAGCCGAAGCAGAAAATGAGAAGTTATACGAAGTAGAGGACGCAGAAGAACTAGCCCCTGTTGAGTTTGAAAATCATATTTTGCATTGGAAAATTCACACGCGCCAAATGCAGGAATTCCAGTTTAAATACAGAACCAGTCCTGAAATTCAAAAACGGTTCAAGGATCATGTTGCTGCTCATGAAATGCTCATGATGGAGCAGGGGCTTAAGTCACCAGCGTTTGCGGAACAGCTGTCAAAGCTTCCAATGTTCCCCATGTTCTACGTGGAACAAGTAGCGCCAATGATGCCGCCTGCTCCTATGATGCCTGAACCTGTCAAACCATTGACGCAAGGAGTGGCTCAAATGCCAGGCTTGCCAGTCAATCCCCTAGTCGGTGGGGAAGCACAATTACCGACACTTGAACCTCAACCAAACCTAGAAGCTCAAGTGGGCGGGCCGATGCCGCCTGTTGAGCCAACCAAAGGACTATAGAGACAAGCATGTCAGAGACAAACGCCGCACCAAGTACAAGTGAAAGTCAATCAGCTGAGCCAGTCGTTTTAAGTGGAGGAGAATCTCCCGCGTCTTGGGATGACCTCGACAGGTTATCCGTAAAATCACCTAAACAAGAAAAAGACGAACCGAAACAGGCTAAAGAACCAAAGAAAAAAGAGACTGAGCCTAAAGTTGAAGCAAAAGATCAGCCTAAAGAAAAAGAAAAACAAACAAAAGGTGTTGAAAAAACAGAAACACCTGTCAAACTTTTAAAATTGAAGAGTGGCGAAACTGAGCTTGATGTTGCGTCGGATGCAATGGTTCCAGTCAAGATTGATGGAAAGATAGTTGATGTCCCGCTTCAGGAAGCGCTCAATCGCTACTCTCAGCAGTCCCATTTGGACAAGTTATACAAGTCCTATAAATCCGAGCGTGAAACCTTTGACAAGGAACGCACCGCGATTTCGGACGCGTTAAACAAGTCCTATGATTATCTGGTAAATCAAAAAGACCTTCGGGGCTTTATGGATTTTCTGGGTGAGGCGATGGGAGTCAACGCGAATGATCTTTATCAAGATGCTGTGGGCAAAATCCGTGAGCAAATTGAAGAGTTTCAGTCGCTTAGTCCCGAGGAAAGGAAGTTTCGGGAGGTAGAAGCTGAAAATGCTTACTATCGAAAACGAATGGAAGCGCAGAAGCAAAGTCAAGAACAAGCTAAATCCAAGCAAGCCTTGGAAAGCCACGTTCAAAAAGTTTTAAGTGAAAACAAAATGGAGATGAGTCAATTCGCTGACACGTTTGATGAGATCGTGAAGCTAGGGCGTGCCCCGTCAACGATTACTCCGGAGATTGTTGTCGACTACGCGACCAGCATGCGCAAACTCGATGTTATCAACAAGTTAGTCATTGAAACGAATCATCCATTGTCTGAAAATCAAGAAGCTCTGACTCAATTCTGGGAGGACGTCGTTCAGGTTAAATTACCTGAGGAGTTAATTCCCGAGGCGTTAGAGCTTGCGAGAAAAGAAAAAGAAAAGTCGGCTTATAAAAAGCTGAATGACAAGATTGATAAAAACTTAAAAGCAAATCGCCAATATGGTTCAAAGGCTCAGAAGAACCCTAGCTCTGATCCTCTCCTGTTTGACGATTTGACCTAAAATAAAGGGGGGCCAAATGGCTCAATTTAATCTGACCACTGCGTCGAACTTGTTTAAAAGCAAGTACGGCAAACTATCCGGAAATACCTATAACTCTGCAAACGTTCTTCTTGGCCGTGTGAAAAAGGATTTCAATTTCACTGGTAAGCGCATGGACATTGCAGTTCCAACCAGCTTTGCAGGCGGTGTGGGTTCGGGATCTCTCCCAACCCCTAACTATGCAGCAGTTCAAGACGCTGTAATTACCTCAAAGAAAATGTACTCGGTCATTCAAATTGACCGCGAGGCAATTAAAGCTTCCAGTCAAAATGAAGGTGCGTTCGTTGAGCTAACGAAATACTCGGTGCAAAAAGGTGTAGAGAGCTGGATGCGCAACATGTCCCGTGCTCTTTTCAACGGCGTTACTGCTTACCAGGTTGGAAGCGGAAACGGTCACCTTGGAACGACCACGGCTGCTGGTGCAACGGGTTCCGCTGCAGCTCCAACGGTTATTATTTCGGCTGCAACCTGGAAAGAAGCGAACTTCGAAGAGAAGGATTATATCAACGTTGATTCGGCTGCTAACCCTTACAGCACTTCTGCTGTGTGGGAAATCACTGCAGTTGATCCTTCTACCCGCACGGTAACCTTGGCTCGGATTTCCGGCAGCGTTGACTTGACGGCTGATGCTGGCGCGAAAATCCTGGTCATGCAAAATTCTAAAGCCAATGACCCAACGGGATTGAAAGAAGTGCTTGATGCTACTTCTGGTTCCCTCTACGGCATTTCTGTTGGCCGTCGCTGGCAGGCAGGCGCGCAAGTAGCTGCAGGCGGTGCAGGCTTGACCACTGATCTCATGAATCAGACGATGCTTGAAATTCAACGCAAGTCTGGCAAAGTACCGAACCTGATTCTTTGTTCCTTCGTTCAATATCGTAAGCTTTTGAACGTTCTCGAAGATCAGAAACAATACATTGTTGAACCTCGCTCGCCTGAATTGGTTGGCAAGGTTTCGTTCCGTGGCGTTGAGTTCATGTCTTCGGCTGGTCCTGTGGGCGTGTTCCCAGAGCGATTCATTGAAGACGACCGGATGTACATGCTCAATGATAATTATATCCAGCTTCACCATCGGCCAGACTTCGGCTGGTTCGATGATGACGGCTCTGTCTTCTTGCGCACGGCTTCTGCTGATGCGTATGAGGCACGATTCGGGGGCTATTTGGAAACCTATGTGGTGCCCCCTTTCCACGGTGTCATTAGCGGTCTTGCTGTCTAATTAGTTTGAGAGGGGATGCCGCCCCCTCTCTTTCTCTTACTTGAGTTAAACCAAAGGAGAATTTATGCTTCGTTCAATTAAGTCCCCACAGCGTATGCCTCGCCAATTGCATTTCAAGGTCGATGGAACAGGAGGAAGCGCATCGCTTCTCATTGGTTCCAAAGACGCATCGGTGGTCAGGAGCGCACAAGGACGTTACACAATTACCTTTGAGCAGCCTTTTGCTCGCGAGTGTGTCGCGATTCCAGCGGTAGTCTATGGTTCGGCTGGTATCATTGCATCGGTGGAATCGTCTGCCGCTGGCAGTGTTGCGATTCGCATCTATGATGCAGCTGGAGCAGATCAAGATGCAGACTTTCACCTGATGGTGCAAGGTTTCGACGCAGCAGACGAATATTAAGCAATTGCGGTGCCCTAGCTCAGTGGTAGAGTGGTTTCAAGCGCGGCACTTGAAACAGGTCGAGGGTTCGAGTCCCTCGGGCACCGCCTTTTAAGGATTAACCATGACTATTCAGCAAAACTTTCAACAGCGGCCAAAGAGTTTTAAAGAGTTTACCGCGACCGGAATGCTTGTCTCGGATGTTCCGACTACAATGTGCAATAACTTGCGCGTAGTGGTCGAGAACGTAGGTGGCGGCAATACGATTGTCATTCGCGGCAAACTGTTTCAACAAACCGCTTGGCAAGTCCTAGCGACAATCAACGGCGCAACAACGGGCACGACTGTTGATATTAGTTTAGTTGAAGAATATCAGGTTGAATGCACGGCATACGCAGCGAGCGGAGGCACTCCAGTAGTAGTGGCCGCAGCGTTTTTTAATCAAGCCACTGGAGGAGGAGGCGGTGTTACTGGCGCGAGTAACGTCGGCTCTGGTGGCGTAGGAGTTTTTGACGCTTTATCGGGTTCAACGCTTCAGTTTAAAAATATCAACGCGGGCTCAAGCAAAGTCACAGTAGTTAATGACGCAGGAAATAAAGAAGTCGATATTGACGTTGATGAGAGTCAGATCAATGTCAGAAACCTTGATAATGTAAGCCCTGGGACAAATCTAACCTTTGCTGGTTGGGATGGAACCGGTCAACTTGCTCAAGTGCCAGGTTGGGCATTTGATGACAATGGTGCGCTACAAATTGGCGCACAAAACGCAATTACCATCCCAGTAGGGATTACGGATTATTTTAGTATTAGTATCAGTCCAACGGTTGCAAACCCAGGTTTAACAAACCTGTCAGGTGTCACGCTTAATTCTCCGATAAACCAAACGGTTACAAATTATCGGGCATTTGAAGCTTTTGGGTATGGCACTGCAAAGCCAACTAATTTTACAGGTTATTTGAGTCAACCTGGCTACACGGGAGTTGGAACAAGTCAAACTCACTTTCTAGCGTCGGGTAACGCCCCGATCACTGGAACGCTTCAAGGGTTTAGTTTAAACGTATCGGGTAACGCTGGAAGCATTAACGGATTAAATGTTTCGCCAACAGGCAGCTATACCGATGCGACTGGGATCTCGATTGATTTTAGCTCAGCGACCATCACAAATAGACCCGTTGGTTTAGATATTCAAAACGGTACGCTTTCTTCAAATGTCACTTTTAGCACGACATCGAGTTTACCTACTCTTGTAGATTCCGCAAACGTGTTGCGTCCTATCTTTGAAGTAAAAGCAGGAGTCCCAATTACTGGGACCGATGTTTTAATGAGTAACTTAGCCGGGTTCATGGATTTTAAGGCTAACTATTCGGGATCACCACTTGGTCTTGGTGTGGCTTCGGTCGGCTTCGTTTCTCAGGTCGCGGCTGCGGCTGGAACAACTGTAAGCAATGTTTCTATGTTGACGACCGGACTAGCGGTGGATGCAACGAGTGCGGGCGGAACAATTACGGATTTACACCTGATTAGAGCATTCAGTGCTAACTTTGGCGGCACGCTTAACATCGGAACTATTTACGGATTGCAGATTGAGAGCGGAATGTCCGCTCTGGCAACGTTGGCTTTTGGTATCTCTGTTGATGACCAGGGGACTGAGAACTATTTGCCTAGAATGGTTGTTTCTGGTGCGACCAAAACAGTTACTAACTCCGACGTAGTGCTCGATATAAACGATCCAAAAGCTATTCGAGTGGGGCGAGTAACAAGCGCACAGAGAACGGGAATGACTAACGTTACTGGTCTTTTGGTCTATGACACCGACACCAACAAGCTCTGTTATAACACTGGTGCAGGTTGGGTGCAGCTATGACAACTGAACAAGCTTTGAAGGTGCTTGACGATGTAACCAAGACAATCAGTGCAAATAGAGAAGTGCATCAGGCGATTTTGTTGGCACTGCAAACAATCCAAAAGGCTTTAGAGAATGGCAAAGGTTGATCTCTACCCTCAATTAGACTCTTCCCCTTCGTCCGCCTTTGTTCAAACGGGAACGAAGAACGGTCAAAAGGGGGGGTCTGATGTTTTTCTTATTGGGGGAGTAGTTGGATCAGCAGCGATTCCGGCGGATTATGACTCCGCTACAGTCAGTTATCCGGATTTAGTCACGGAAATTTACACTTATTTAAAAGGTGCTACAGTTTTAAAAACTGTGACGATTACTTACACAAACTCCAGTAAATCAAACATTTCGGGATGGGTGATTACATGAGTTTCACGCATAAACTGGTATTTGATCCCGTTTTAGGAGAGTTTAGGTTTGCAAAAGTCCCCATAGTAACTCTTGGTGCTGGCGGGACGGCTATAACATCCGGAGTAGTAAGTTTAGTATCCGGAACGCAAATGGAATGTGTGATTGAGTTAACTGTGACGAATTCAAGTGGTCTAACAATTGAAAACGGATCTACTCTTATGGTGATTTAATGGCCCGAATAAGACTTCAGAACAATGCCGCTCCTGAAAGTGCCGCTCCTATTGGTCAATTAAGCATCTATTCAAAACTTGATTTAGGTCTCTACATTCAAGGCGAGGACGCTGTAGAAAAACGACTAATTGACACAAGTTGTCCAGGCGCGTCTGGTTATATCGCAGAATATTTTACCTTAACGTTGGGTAATATTGTCTCAAAAGAGGTTACTTTAACAAATGTTCCAGCATATCCCTCATATGTTTTGTTGCAAATTGATGGAGCTGCGCCATCATTTTATTCACTTGATTACACAGTGTCGGGATCTGCGTTATCATGGAATGGATTGAGGCTTGATGGACTTCTTGAGCCGGGGGACGTTCTTCAGGTGATTTATTTCGTCTAATTAAACAAAAGGGGAAAATATGTCACAAATTCAAAAGAAGTTTATTAAGGATCAGGCGATTGACGAAGCCAAGATCCTGTTGTTGAACGATGGTGCTCTTAAAGCTCGTAACGCTGCAGATTCTGCAGATGTTAGCTTGCTAAAGCTCGACGCTTCGGACGTTCTTAAAATGCTCAAACGTCCGCGTCTTGACGCTAGTGTTGCGGCTGTGTCTGACGATGCAGACGTTATCACCAAGGTGTTTTTCGACGAAGGTGTCACTGACAAGCTCGGAGCTGCCAATGGTATCGCTACCCTTGACAGTAACGGTAAGCTTGCATCGGCACAGGTTCCAAGCATTGCAATCACCGACGTGTTTGTTGTTGCAAATATCGCCGCTCGCGATGCCTTGACTGGGATCGAAGAGGGCGACGTTGCAAAGGTTACCGACGCAGGCGCAGGCTTGCCCAAGACCTACATCTACGACGGTTCAAGCTGGATTGAGATTGAGTCCGGGTCTGATGTTGATTCGGTAAACGGACAAACTGGTGCTGTTGTCCTACAATCGGACGATATTAACCTTCCTGTAGCGGTTCGTGCTGCTACGGAAGTGCAAGCAGCTCTTGTGCAGCTTGATACCGACTTGGGAGCGGCTGAATCCGCAATCACCGCTCTTGAGGGCGCTTCGGTTCAATTTGTTCAAGAAAAGTTTGTTCTCGGTGCAGGCGACATTACGAATGGTTATGTTACCTTGGCTAACCTTGCGATTGCTGCGTCGATTAACGCGTTTGTTGATCGTTTGGCAATCCATGCAACCGATGACTACACGCTTTCCACCGTGGGCGGTGTGACTCGCATCACGTTCGCTGGATCGCTCATCACTGTCGGACAGGAAAAACTGTCTGCTGGGGATGTGGTTCGCGTGAAGTACGCTAAACAAGCAATTTAAATAATATGAGGCTGGGGGGGAGCAATCCCCCCCGGTTTGTTTAATGGGTTTTCTTGAGCAATATCAAAGATTTAATAACTTTTTAGAATCTTCAAAAATTGAGTTTATTGATAAGCTCGAAGACTTTCCCACGCCAGTTTCGGGCGTTATTACTCTCGTAGATAATCAAACTTATTTCGTGACGACTACGGTGGACCTTCTTGGGGCGCGGATCGTTTGTGGGCAAAATACAACGATTATTGGCGGAAGTTCAGAGAATTGCATTTTAAAATCGACGGGACTTGCCGCAGCAACGCCTTTGATTACGTCGGTTTATTCCTTACCGATGAGAAACATTACGATTACCCACGGCACCGCTTTAAATCTTAACGGTTCGGGTACTCCAACAGCGGCGATTGACTGGTTCGGCGTGAATTTCCTCGACTGTAACTCCTCGGGCGGTGGTTCTGGAGTGGGGACGATTCAAAACTACTCGAACTTTATTATGTCTGACTGCGCTCTTTTAAACAGCTCGGGCATGACTTTCAACGGCACGATTGGAACGGTTGGTTTCGTACAGTGCTTATTCTCAGGCGTTGCAGGACAGACGACTTTAAATTTTCCGTCTACACTTACAATCACTCGTAGGATTCGGGCGACCTATTCCAGTTTTGTGGCGGCTAGTGGGGCTACTGCCATTAACGTGAGCACTTCGGCTGTAATTCCGGTCGAAGGATATATTCTCGACACAATTAACTTTTCTGGCGGGGCTACCTATACAGCAGGTGTTCAGTTTAATGACAACAAAGCACTATTTATCAACTGCAAAGGGATCGGGAATAGTGCGGAGATCGGTCAGGCGTATTACACTAACAAAACGACACAAAACCCGATTGCTACGACTGGTGTTTTTGAAAAGATCCTCGGCACTACCACAGCTAGTTCTGTAAACCAGAAGTTTAGCCATACTGATAACCGGTTGACATATACAGGCGGGATAACGCGCTCTTTTCGCGTAACAGCTTCATGCTCCGCTCAAGCGATTACGACCAACAACACGACTATTTTAGTGCGAGCAGCAAAGAATGGGACTACGATTGCAGAAAGTGAATCACAGGCTACTACTTCTGGAACTCTTAGAAATGAAAACTTTTACTCACAGGCGATTGTGGAATTAACTACGAACGACTTTATTGAGCTATTTATTGCCAATGCAACAAATGCGAACAACTTGCTTGTCACAGAATTAAATATGATTGTTGAAGCCTTGAACTAATTTTTTTTATCGGTAAACTAAAAATAACTACAAAGATCCGCCAATAGGACGGGGAGGGGAAATGTCGATTAAAGGTTACCCGACACAGGAAAAAGACGATAGATTATCGGCGCAATTTGCAACAGTAGAGCCAGTCAGAGAATTGCAAAATGCGATGAGTGTTGTGTCCCACCAATTTGTTTATCAAGTGGGAATTGATACTGTAGAAGCAGGATCGACAACCTCGGTTATTGTAGCAACGGCACACAGCGCGGTGAAAGGTGATGTTATTCATTTTACCTCGGGCGCGTTATCAGGCCGTGAGGTTAAGGTTTACGAAGTAAGCGTCAATTCTATAACGCTTGCTGAGACTTTATCAGTAGCGCCAGCAGCGGCAGATGCCTTTGAGATTTTAAGACACAAGTATCCAGCGGTTGACTCTTCGGGAGCAGTGGTAACGCTTGCGACAGAAGTAGCGACAGCAGCCAATGGCGGAGCTTTGCCCGCTCTGGTAAAGGTAGTCGCTGGGTATGATGGGTCAGCAGTTCAGGTTCTTAGTGTTGATGGCGCGGGTCAAGCGAATGTAAACGTAATAAGTTCTGCATTGCCGCTCGATGCCGCGACTGAATCTACACTTTCAACAGTTCAATCGGACGTAAGTAGTGTTCTTGCGTCAGTGCAAAGTCTTGACGCTAATCTAACGAATGGAACGCAAAAGAGCCAAATAGTTGACGGGTCTGGTAATGTCATCGGCTCAACGGGCAATGCTCTTGATGTTAATGTAAAAACCCCGATTACAGTTGATGTAAGTTTGTCACAAGCCAATGACTCAGTAGCAGTCTTTGGAAGTGATGGATCGGTTAACCGCGCGCTTAAAACAGATATTAACGGTGAGCTCCAGGTAGATGTTCTTTCAAGTGCATTACCATCCGGTGCGGCTACTGAAGCAAAGCAAGACACTGGAAACACAAGTTTATCGACTCTTGCTGGAACGGTCAGTGCCGGAAAGATTCAAGTTGATGTTGTAACTTCTGCGTTGCCGCTTGGAGCAGCAACAAGCGCAAATCAGACTAACGGAACTCAAAAAACTCAACTTGTTGACGGTTTGGGTACTGTTATCACTTCTACTGCAGTGGGTCCGATTAAGGGACTTGATGTTAATGTCATCAAAGCGGCGATTGATCCTGGCAATGATGTTTTTGCAACGGCATTAGTTGGAACCCGATACAATCAGATTGAGGTCAACTTTGAGACTGCGCCAGGTGCTACCTTTATCACTCAAACCTTTTCGGGTGGAGGTGCAGTTAGTCACACCAATGGTCATGCGCTTTACTCAACGAGTACTGGTGCGACTGCACAAGCCAAAGCGGTCACGGTTGGCAACGTCGTTTATCGACCAGGCGCAGAGATTTACGCTGATTTCACAGCGTCGTTTACAACTCCTACCTCAGCGGCGTCTTATCAGCGTATCGGGATTTATAACGCATCAAACGGTTTCTTTATTGGGTATGAAGGAACAAGTTTTGGCGTCACGATAAGAACAGGGGGAGTAGATACTTCTGTCCCTCGGGCAAGCTTTAACGGTGATCTGCTAACAGGTGCAGCGGGTTCTAAGTTTACTCGCAATGGGACACCAGAAGCGATTAACCTTACTTATAGCAATCTATTCCGTATTCGCTACGGTTGGCTTGGATCTGCTTCTATTTTGTTTGATGTCTTCAGTCCCGATGGGATTTGGGTAAATTTCCACACGATTAAGCAGCCTAACAGTGCTCTCAATCCGTCGATTCAGAACCCAAATTTGCCAATTACATTGGATGTAAGCAAGACTGCATCGGATGCAACAAATCTGATCATGTCAACAGCGTGCTGGGCTGGTGGGACTTCTAGTTCTTACACCAAGATCACAGACTCCTTGACTGACAATTCATTAGCAGGGCTTACCCGATCGGTAATTACAGGAGTTACAACTGGCGGCGGCGGTGGATACGTCAATGTTAAAGTTAACCCTTCAGGTGCATTGGTCGCTGATGTAACGGGTACTGTAGCAGCGACTCAGTCTGGAACGTGGAATATCAACAACGTTTCAGGAACGATTAGCCTACCGACAGGTGCGGCTACAGAAACGACATTATCAGCAATTAACACGAAGACGCCAGCATTAGGCCAAGCGGCGATGGTCGCTTCAACGCCGGTAGTTATTGCAAGCAATCAAACGACTTTGCCAGTGTCTCAGGTCGGACGTTCGGTAGTTGGACGCGCAAGAAACGTCTACTCTTCAACAAATGTGACAACTGGTGCCTATGTTCAATTAGTCGCATCTCTTGCTGCGGCAGTGAATGAGGTAGAAATCTTTGATTCGAGCGGTGAGACTTTGGTTATCGCAACAGGTGGAGCAGGTAGCGAAGTAGATCAAGTTTACGTTTTCCCAGGTGGAAACGGAAGAATACCGCTTGCTATTGCATCGGGTGCAAGGGTTTCGATTAAAGCAGTGAGCGCAAACGCAACGGCGGGTGAGATCGCCATTAACTTCTACTCGTAAGGGTAGAACTCTCAAGGGAGACTTATGGGGCAGGCAACAATTTTTGCGGGACAAAAGATTAAGACGCTGAAAAGCACGCTTAATCTAAACGGAGGAGCTGATGTAGTAAGCTCTACAACAGATCCTACGTCGGTGGCGGTAGATGCGCAGCCAGGATCATTATTATTAAATACCATTAGCGGAAAGCTCTACCGGAAAAACGATTCTGGAAGTTCTACCAATTGGAGCGAGGTTGGAAGCGGTGGAAGTGGTATCAATTATATCTCAAATCCGAGCGCAGCGACTAACACGACCGGATGGGCGACCTATGCCGATGCTGCAGGAGCGCAACCTGTTGATGGAACTGGTGGAAGTCCTAACGTAACGTGGACCCGTTCCACAACTACTCCTCTTCGTGGATCAGCCGATTTTAATTTTTCGAAAGACGCAGTCAATCGCCAAGGCCAAGGTGTATCGACTGATTTTACGATTGATCTCGCGGATCAAGCCAAAGTTTTGACGGTTACTTTTGACTATGAAGTATTGTCAGGAACTTACGCCGATGGCGATCTTACGGTTTATCTGATTGCAGATCCCGCTGGAACGCCGGTTGTGATTCAGCCCGCTGGTTATGTGGTGCAAAATGCAACAGTTGGCACCAAAATGAAACAGATTGCAACGTTCCAAACGCAAGCAACGGGGCAATCCTATCGTTTGTGCTTTCACGTCGCATCAGTAAGCGCACTTGCTTACACGCTTGCAATTGATAACGTAGTGGTAGGCCCCCAGGTTGTGCAATACGGCGCTCCCGTGACGGATTGGGTGAGTTACACTCCAACGATTAACTGGACCGCTGGTGTAGGTTTTGGGATTTTTGGTCGGTATCGTCGCGTTGGTGATTCACTTCATGCGCAAGTGTACATTCCAATTAGCGGAGCGGTTACTGCGGCGCAGTTATATGTCAGCATTCCAACTGGTTTTACAATTGATAGTACAAAGCTAGCGGGACCAATTGGGCTTAATCAAACAAATCCAAATGGAACGTGGACTGCGATTAGAACTGGTGTTGCAATCTATAATGGAGTTGTTGCCGCGATAACATCAACTCAAGTTTGGTTGACAGTTAATGGTAATGGAAATGTGTTAACAAACACTATTCCCGCTACTTGGGCTAATAATGACTACATTTCCTGCGAATTCTTCGTTCCAGTAACCGGCTGGTCCTCGACGGTTCAAATGTCGAACGACACCGACACTCGGGTTGTGGCGGCTAGGTACACGACGACTGCGGCAAATACTACAGCCGACGCAACAACAACAAGTTTAGATTTTAATGGGACAACCTTTGATACTCATAGTGCTGGATCAGGCGGCGGTGGATCGCCAAAAGTATACACTATTCCTGTTAGTGGTTTTTATAAAATAAGTGCGGCTTTATTGCTTGGGTCGCAAGCATGGTCATATGCAGCTACTAGACAGGTGCAGCTACAAACTACTGGGTCTCAACCTAACATTAGTTTGGATATTGTCGGATTACAGACGAGTTTTACGGGGTATATTACCTTAAAGGGATCTCTAATTCTTTATTTTTCAGCGGGCAACACGGTAGGTTTAGCCTTATCAAACACTTCTGGTGCATCTGTTTCTTTAAATGCAAATGCTGCTGTAAACTACTTCCAGGTAGAACGCGTATCCGGCCCAGCAACGATCGCGGCGAATGAGGCGGTCGCTATGCGTGCGTATAAGACAAGCGGATCTCATACTAACAACGGAAATAATCAAACGGTAGCTAGCTATAATGCCTCGCCGTTTGATACTCATGGGGCATTTAACATCACAACGGGAGAATATACTGTCCCTGTTTCTGGAACGTACCTTGTAGCTGGAACGATTGGGTTTTCTCCTAACGCTACAGGAGTGAGGGCATTACAAATTGAAGTGGATTTAAGTCGAAAACTTGGTGGTGAAGTTCGTACAGCCGACGGATCGAATGTAAATACCTTAAATTTTTCTGGCTTGGTCACAGCAATAGCTGGTCAAAAAATCACAGTGTCTACATTTCAAAACTCAGGAGGAAACCTGAATTATGACACAACAAGTAATTATAACAGTCTTTCAATCGTTCGGGTGGGTAACTAAAGATGAAACAAGTCAAAATTAGAAGTCTTAAATATCCCGATGCTTCAATCAATTGGGACTTTCAAGCGGAAAACCCACAAGCAAGAATTGATGAGTTGTTAGCTTCCGGTGTGTGCGGTTTACCAGAACGTCCCGAGCTTGACGAAATGGGAGAACCTACGGGAGTGATTCTCCCCGCTGAATACACGGTGGAGATTGAAGACATTACCGCAGAGCACGCGCTGAAACAGGCAATTGTAAACCGCCGCGCAGAGTACCCAAGCGCAGAGGATTTTCTCAATGCGTTTTTCGACGGCGGGCAAGCGGCTCTTGATGCGCTACAAGTGCAAAGGCTTGCAATTAAGGCGAAGTATCCGAAACCGTAACTTGGGAGGGGATTGTGGGTTATACTAATTTAACTTTAGGGCTTACACTTACGATCCCCACCACGGGAACGCGTAATTGGGGTTCAACGTTACTCAATACGACATGGACTAAAATTTCCTCGCACGATCATTCAGGCGGTGGAAATGGAAATCAAATTGCTACAAGCGGACTAGCAAACGATTCAGTTACAAGTGCCAAACTTGCGCCAAATATCGCACTAACTCAGGCTGCTACTCTAACGGTTACCGGATTAAATCAGACCATTACAGTCGATTTTGATTTGGGAAATATTAGAATTATTGATGTAAGTGGGGCCACGGGCACACTGACCATTCAGTTTTCGAATGCGCAAGCTGGGGCAAATTATCAGTTATTCTTTATAAATCCAGCCGTGGCGTTATCGGTTAGCTGGCCTGCAGCGGTTAAGTGGCCTCAAGGTCAGGAACCTATCTGGACTGAATCGTTGAATTCTGTTGATGCTGTGTCATTATATTACACAGGATCAGTCTATTACTCTGATTGGCAATTAGATTTGAGGTGATTTATGGACCCGATCATTGGTGCAGGAATTTTAGGCGGTGCAGGATTGTTGTCGAATCTATTGCAAGCTGGTGCGCAACGTGAAGCAATGAATCGGCAAATGGCTGCCACGGGCGCGCAAGGGGTTTTTCAAATGGAACAAGCGCGAATTGAAGCTGAACAAAAAGCGAAACAAAGTGCATTGGCTGATTTAATTGCCGCTTATCGCAGTACGCTTGGGGGTGGAAAATGACTCTTGAGGAACTTTTGTCAAAAATGGACCAAAAGAAACCCGAAGCTTCCTTTGGAATGAAAATGGGAGAAGCGGGAATTGGTGCTGCAGCCAATTTAGCGAGTGGGCTTTTTAAAGCAGAACAACAAAAAGGCCAGACTGAACGCGAATTGGAACAGAAGAAAAATTTAACTATTGCCGAAGCTCAAAACCGAGCAATGGCATCAAACATTCAAGGAATGACTTCGCCTTTGAGTGCTTTGATTGCAAATTACCGCGCATCTATTCGATAAAGGAGATCTTATGGCACCAGAAATGAAAGCAGCTCGAATGCATTATGAAGCTTTAATGAAAGAGCTTGAATCGCTTGGAATTGGAATGGAAGCGTTTCTTGAGCAGATGGAAGAAGAAAAAGGAATGGAATCGCCTGAGATGGAAGAAGAAGGCGAAGGGGGCGAAGAAGAAGAACAAGCTCCTGGTCCTATGCATGGCGAGCGCGGAAAGTTGGCTATTATTGTTGCGCGCATGAAAAACCGCATGAAGGAATAAGTCATGAGAAAACTGGAAACTCTCATTTTAGCGTCACGCCGCGCGACTGAAAATCAGGAGTACACTGACACTGCTGGAATTCAGGATGAGGAGTTTATCCAGTATTTCAACGATGGTCAGGAGGAAATTCACACGCTGATCAATGCAGCGTTTCCTCACGTGCTCATGAAAATTAAAGAAATGAACGTTACAGGGGGGGTTGAAGCGTATTCAATCCCTTCTGATGTTTTCATGGGAACGCGTATTGATACTATTGAATTTACTCAAAGCGGCGCACCCGACAATTACTACCCTCTTAAAAAAGGTTCAGTAAAAGAACGGTTATCAGGCATCCAAACCGATCCGAGCTTCTACATTCGGAATGGAAGTCAGATCTTTTTACAACCGAAACCTCAGAGTTCCGGAAGTAAAATTAGAATAACTTATCAGCGAACGATTCCTAGACTTGATATTCAAAGGGCTACAGTTGAAAGCGTTACGTTAAATACAGGCTCAAAAACTATCACAAGTTTAGTGCTCGATGATTCGGTTTTGATGGATACCACCGCGCTTTTAGAAGAAAACTTTATCACCGTTTTAGATAAAAACGGCGTGGTGAAAATGAGATCGATTCCGATTTCAGCAATTAGTAGTACCGGAGTGGTAACTGTTGACGCCAGTTTTGTTTATGAGGATGGGGAAAGTATCTCGGTAGGTGATAGCGTTTGCCGTGGTAAATATGCGTCGAATTTTTCAGAGCTTCCTGAATTGTGCGAGAAGTATTTGCTAGAGTATTGCAACACTAGAATTTTGATTAGGGATTCTAGCAGCGATTCAGATGCATTAGGTCAGTTATTGCTAAAAGTGCAAGGAACGATTCAAGCAGCGTTTGCAGAACCTGACAATGATCCTGATTATGTTCCAGTTCTTGATGGTCAATATCTAGGATGGGATAGCTTCTAATGGGCGTTCAATATCAGTTTGCAAAACGATACCAGAACTTTTTCGGCTACGACCTGAGGTCTAATGACCTTGAATTTCCGGAGCAACGCGCTACTGATGTTGATAATATTCAATACACAGCAACAGGAACGATTGAAAAGCGTGTAGGTTATCAAGTCCACGCGGAAACGGGTGCGAAATACGGCTTATTTGCTTATAACCGCGTTGATTCAAACGGCGTGGAGCAACAGGAAGTACTCGGAATTTCAAGCACGCTGCTAAAGTTTACCGAAGTTTCTTTGACGGTAACTTATTCAGGCTTAAATCCAGTCGCTCAAATTGCAATTTTTTACGATACGGTTACCGGGCAATATCGCTGTCAAATTCAAGTTGGAACATCTAGCGTGCTTGATTACGCTTTGGGATTAGGGCGCGATGAAGTTTCACCTATCACAGTGACTCAATTGGCTGCGCAGATTAATGCGCTTCCAAGTTTCACAGCAGTAGTGAGTGGCACAGGAGCAACACCTGCAGCGTTTTTAAAAACAGTTCCTAATGTTTCATTAATAAATGCGCCCATGACCACCAACGCAGGTTATTGGTCAAATCTTAATGTGTCGCCGATTACAGGTAAGGCAGGCCCTTTTATTGGCTCTCAAACCAATAAGGATTCAATTAATTTTGAAAATGTTACTGCTGTGCAGCTTCAAAACTGCATGTACTTTGCAAACGGTTATGATTTCATCATGAAATATGACGGCCAGAACGTTTATCGGGCTGGCTTGCCGCCTGCTTCGGATGGATCGACTGGAACTTACACCGTGTCGATTAGTGGTGGAACGGCTGGTACGACTGAAAAATATGTTTGGCGGCAACAGTTCATCCAAATTGATAATGCAGGCAATCGCATTGAAGGAAACACTGTTTTTTCATCAGAACAGGTAAAGGTTGATCCTGGAACAAGCGCGGTAACAGTTGGTTTATCAAATATTCAAGCTGGAACGGGTTTCAACACTAATTGTGCGATTGTTGCAGGCGCTCAAACTACAGTCACGACAATCAATGTTGATAATGGTGCAGGTGGGGCGCACACGTTAAAAGTGGGCGATACAGCCTATTTTTATGATGGGGTAAGCGCTGGATATGTAGAACGTAGAGTAACGAATGTGGCAGCCAATACTATCACAATAGCCGGGGCTGCTGTGACTGTTGCGGACAATGCCGTGATTTCCAATAATCTGCGCATAAGAGTACTTAGAAATAAGAACACGAATGTCAGCCCTACACTTTGGTTTGAGCTGGTTGAGATTCCAAACAATTCTTTTGCAGCAACGCAAAATTATACCGACAATACGCTTGATAGCGCGTTGTTTTTACAGTTTCTTGAGCCTGCGACTGATCGAAGCCCCCCCGTAGCGGGGAAATATATTTCGGCTTACCAGAACTTAATGGTGACGGCTGGGAATCTGGAAAATAGCAATGAAGTATCCTTTTCAGACCTAGAGAATCCAGAATATTTTCCGTTAGTGAGAAATCAATTTCGCGTCACTAATTTGGCGGGCGATTTGATTACGGCGCTGCACCCTTCAAATGATAGTTTTTTGATCTTTCAGAGTCGGGCAATTCATTCGGTCACTGGAGATGTTCCTAACCAAACCTTTCGGGTGGACGTAATTACTCAAGACATTGGATGCGCTGCTCACGCTTCAATTCAAGACGTTCGCGGAACGATCTGCTTTCTTTCTTTAAATGGTCCGCGAGTAATGACGGGGGCAAATATCCCTAGGGGCTTAGGAGAAGCAAAAGATAATCAATTAAACAGCCGAATCGATCCTTTATTCAATATTTATGGGCAAACTGATCAAGAAGTTTTGCGCGTAAAACGGTCTATTGCAATTAATGATCGGCGACGGGAAAAGTATATTTGCTTTGTTCCCGCTGAAACGGTGATCACAGGATTGCGATTTGCTAATCAAAACAGTATCACTATCGTTTACGATTATACTCGCGATGCTTGGGTGAAATGGTCAAATTTAAATTGTTCAGGCGGGCTAATTACAGCCGAAGACGATAAGGAAATCCTGTTCGTTGAGCGCCGTGACTCAGACAATAATGATTTTACGGCCACAATTACCCATTATCTTTATCGATTCCATAATTCCGGAACGTTTTTAGATTATCAGGATCATAATGAAGCGATTGAATGCTTTCATAAAAGTCCTTGGGAGTTTATAGGCGAAGCAGGCGTGCTAAAAACATTTACGCGAATTAAGGTTTATTCCTCAGAACTGTTAGATGCGCCGTTTACACTCGATATTCAGACTGAAAAGGACTTTGTTCCGGACGCACCCATTTGCGAGTGTTCAATTGATTTTGGGAGTGATGGATATGGTGTTTCACCTTGGGAAAGTGCGTGGGGAGATCCTTCAAATCCGGGCATGAAACATAAACTATCCAATGGGCGTTGTGTGTCGCTCAGAGTAATTTTGTCAAATAATCAAGAACAGACAAACATCGCAGTGACGGGATACGAACTTGAAATGGCCTTACCTTATAAGCCGGGGTTTAAAAGCTAATGGCTAGGTTTAGCGGGTTTAGGACTTTAAAGATTGCACAATCCGTTGAAGATATTCGGGCCTATTTACAAAACGGTTTAGCATTGAGTTTGAAGGAACTTCAGGCGGGGCTTAATAGTCTTTCATTTTTAGATAATTTTCAGAGCCAACAAATTGACGTTTTTTTGCCAGCTGGGGCAACCGTTGGAGTCAGTCACAATCTTGGAGTGATTCCCTCGATTCGATTGATCGTAAAGGCAAATGGAAGCACAATAGATGACAGCCTGACACCGTGGACTGAGACTGCAGTTTATTTCCGCAATACCGGAGCAACGGACATAACGGCGACCCTCATTTTGATGAGGTAATTTATGGCA